GAAGGAAGCCCATACTTCCACCAACAAGTAGAGGATATGGGAAACCTCCAGGTGTCATATAGGAATCAATGAATCCCATGTAGCATTGTTCGTACTGTGAGCTGATCTTAGTTACGACCTTAACACTTTTGCCACTAGCAATGAACCAATATGGGATACTGCTATCCCACAACGTCATATACGCTCGACCACCACTATACCCTGGTTGGTTTTCGAATTGACTTCCAGCCGCATAACCGGTTAAACCTGCCAGTTTCCACATCCAATACGCGCCAACTGGATTGAACTTTAATTTCACCCCTACAAAGATACTATCTTCATCCCCATTTCCTGGCGCTTCCCAGATGGCATCACCAAACCAAGGAATTAAATCTAAAGTCTGACCGTTGATCGCTGAATACAAACTAATGTCCGAAAGATCGACGTTAGTTCCATTTGCCACAGTTATGAGCACTCGCCAAAATAGGTGGACACCCGGAGCGGTTAGGTTGTGCACTCGACGTTCTTTTGATTGCGTCCAAGTTTGATTGGTCAACGCTAAAACAGTAGTCCAATCAGTTCCATTATCTGAATATTGAATTTCGTAAGCTCGAGGTCCGTTGCTTGGGGTTGTATAGATGGTGATCGCGACACTGAAAACTTCTGCTGCGACGAGAAGCTTGATTCCGGCCCACTGAGGAAGGGATGCCGCAACGGGGTTATCGTAGGTTGTCGTACTACCGTCAACCACTTTCGTGATATCTAGCCCAATGGAACTAAGATGATACGCCCCGCCGAACAAACGCTTGCACAACCATGGAGGGGTCAGAACAAATGAGATGGTGTCTCCAGCAACCCAGTTTGTTCCACCTTGATTCACCGTAAAGGAAACCTTGGAGTTTGAATAAGCGTTTCCAACTGTCCCAGCTGCAAATGAACCAGACACAGATCCAACAACATTGAACGCCGTCGAAGATGTAAACGTGATCGTGACGGTCTCTTGAACTGCAGACGTTGAACCAATGAGCCCAGTAATTGTCCCGTTACCTGTCCCAGTAAACAACGGGACGAGTGAGTGGCCCTTAGTTAGAAAGGTATTCAGCTTAGTCAGCAAATCTGTGAAACTAGTGGCCGTGCCTACTTCAAAACTCATCGCCGACTCCCAAGAGCTTGGTTAAACCGCCGAGGATTCTTTCCCATCTGCCGGGCGTTTATCTTCGTGGCTTCTGGGGATTCAAGAACCTCCAGAATAAGGCCTCTGTCAAGACCGATATTCATTGTGTGTGTAAAATCACCACCAATTCCTGCGACGGGACCAACAGGTCCTCCACCCGCAAAGGCGTACGTAGGGCGGCTCTTCATGCCATTTAAGGCATCCAAAAATGGAAGGCCGAGACTTCGTACAGCAGCCGCACGGATGACATATTCTCCATTAGACAGGCGACGGATAATGGAGTCAGATGTTCCTGTACCAGGACCAGTTATGAGGCCACCTTCAGCATTTCCTGCTAGAGCTCCAGCGGCAGCACCAATAGCCTGGCCATACGAATTTCCACCACCGAACACCTTCATCATCGATTCCATCATCTTAACAGCTAGCATCTTAGTAAGCATCTGGTGAAGAGAGCTTACCACAGACAAAGCCAGCTGCCTAAATGAATCTGCAACATCTTGCGTGCCATCAGAAATATCATTTAAAAATGTCACGATTCCGTTAGCTAGAGCATCAGCTCCGGTTCGCTTCAGTTCAGACCAACGATCTGACATTAGGGACATAGAGTTATTCAGGCTGTCTAATTCAAGTTTTGTTTTTTCTGCTTGTGTGACTAGTTCAGGACTATCTGGATTTGCCTCAGCAATTTGCTGTTCTTTTTTATAGATTTCTTCAAGAACTGGAATCATAGTCCGATAAATTTCCAATTTCCTTGAAGTAGCTGTAGTGGGTCCAATTTTCCCGGTTGATTTATCTTGATCAACGGCAGATATTCCAAGATTCATGGTTTCGAGATTGTTACGGTAATCCCGTACAAATCGTTCCATGTTCATCTTGGCTTTTTCTGCTTGCAGAAGACGATCAAGAAGGCCAATATCAGGCACATCTTCTTGCATAATCTTTTCGATAGACTGTTTCAACCGAACATAAACCAGATCATCAACAGCAATGAGATCTAACTTACTTCCAGTTGTGTTCGCAATCTGCTCTTTTATCTTAAAGATTTCATCTCGATACTTTTCCAAGGCGACAAGGCGATCACGTTCAAGCTTTTCATCAGCACCAGCTTGTTTCTGCTTTAGCAAAGCCATTTCTGCATCGATTTTTGCAAGCTCATTCTTTGCCTTAGCGAAATCCTTTGTTGATTTGGCCTCTGCTTCGATAGCAGCTTTTTCTTGAGTAAGAAGTTCAAGTTCAACAGAAAGAAGATCTTGAGCTAGTTTCTTGCGCGTGTCATAGTATTCATTTACTGAAATTTCCATGCCCTTGAACAAGTCATCGTTAATCTTTACTTGCTGAGCGTTATAATCACGAGCGAGTTTTAGGAGAGCTGCAAATTGTTCCTTGGCCCCCGTCATTGCTGTACTATTAGATGCAGTTGGCTTAGCCATTGGACCCCAAGCCGCACCAGTCACAATAGGCATCTGCTTTTGTTTGTTCAAGAAATCCCGAGCGTCGAAGTTGTTTTCGTCTCGATTTCCTTTATTACGAGCTCCAGTTCCTGCAATCTTTTCATCCATGCGATCTTTAGCATCTGTTACAGAATCAATAGTTCCACGCATGTCCTTAAACTTGCCATCCAATTGATCCATGCTATCGAGAGCTTTTTGATATGAGGTCTTGCCGAAAATATCAAAGAAGTTGTCCTTCAACATCTCCCACATCTTTTGACGGAACTTACCTACCGCTGGAATAAGGCCTAGCGTAACAGCATCGACAATAGATGTTAGGAAATGAAGAATTGCTGTAAAGTAAACTGCCAGAACGTCGAATGTGATTCTTATTCCATCACTGAGACCAGCAAAAGCAAGCGCAAGAGCCTTAAGAAGTACAGCCAGTGCCCCAGATCCAGCAGATGCTTTTGCAAAAGCTCCGGTTGATTCTCCAATCTGTCCAATGACACCTGATATTTCTTTCAAAAGAGAAGCCCAAGCTGAACGAAGTTCGTCCATAGTTTGTGGATTCTCTTTTATCCATAGAGTTATACGGTCTAACGCCGTCATGATCTGATCGATTGTGCTGGCAATAAAAACACCAACCTCTGTAAATGCTCCGTTAAACGCATCTACGAGAGGCTGGAATCGACTTTGAAGACTCATGTTCTTGAAATCGAATAGATCCCAGAAATACTTATTCATTGCCCCCTGGATCTCTTTAAATGCTCCAGACATCATATCAGAAGAAAGGATCTGGAAGGCTTCCAACATGTTGGATGAAAGAACCTTAAATGATCGGGCAGATTTTTCAGCGGCTTCACTAAACGGAGTTAATCTCTTTTCAAGATTCTCTACCAAGGTTCCTTCAGCCTTCCAGGCATTGATCTGTGCCAGTGTGATGCCAAGGGTTCTGGCCACAACATTGTGCGTTGCCTCACGGCCAGTCAGGACGGCACGAATAGCCACGGGAACCTGAGCCATGTTCACGTTCATTGCTGTAGCAGCATTTGTGATAGCAACAGTAAGTTTGAACACTTTTTCTAGATCAGTGATTCCCTGACCTGCAGCAACAGACACACCTGTTTGGAAATTACGCGAGAGTTGTTCAGTTGTGGCTTGCGTCATTACCGCAGCAATACGGATACGCTTGAACCAAGCCTCAGACAGTTCGAGAGCTGCATTGTATTTTTCAGCACCCTCCAACTGTCGTCCGCTTGAGTTAGCAAGATCTAACTGAGCATTAATGACAGAAGCGATACCGAATTTGATACTTTCAAACTCGGCACTAACCCGAATACCTTCTGTAACTACAGCTGCAAGAGCTTTTGGAATTGCTGTCACAGCTGTCCGAATAAGATCAGCCGCCATATGGATCTCAACAAACCTAGCAGCTGTGGCAAACAAGCCGCGAGAGTTCATTGAGTTTGTTGCAGAGGCAGAACTCTTAATTTCTTGAGCAGAACGTTTTGCAGCCAACTCAATCTTAGTTAGATCTGTAATTAATGCCTTCAAAGCCTCAGCGCCGCTTGTTGAGGCATCTAGTTTAAGACTAATCCTCATATCGGCCATTTGAGATCCCTAAAGAAATATCTTTGAATCTAGACACAACTTGGGCTCGTTGCTCATTAGTGCCATGCTGAGCAAGAGCCCTGTCATCTATATTTCCTGCTCGCGTGGCACACTCTATGCGAAGAGCGCACTCTTGAAACAGTAGGATTTGCTTGAGTGTGTAGTTTTGAATCTCTGAGAATGTGTGACCGAAGTGGATAAGGTCGGATATTACGATGCCCCAGCCACTTTTGCCATTGCCAGACGATCCACGAACTTCTTGAACGTTGGAAGAATCTTCTGGGAAAAAAAATCCTTGTTTACCTCAAAGATCGTCAGAAGAAGCAAGATCCCTTCATCGCCGTCTAGGTTTTCGATGAATTCCGCATTTTCTCCGGAACCAATGATACAGAGATTTTCAACCTCGTCACCACACACCGAAATCAACTTAATGAAGTCAATGTCGAACTCAAGTTTTCCATCTTCCCCTTCATGCATCTTTACATCATCAAGATCAAACTTTTCTCTGATCGATTGAATGAGTTTTCCAACAAGTGGAAACTGCATGAACTTAAAGGGCTTGATGTTAATCTTCCTGTTCTGCAAAACAATTTCACGGACTATTGGAACAAGGACCTCGAGTTCCGACATAACTTTCTCCTTTCTACTTCACCTAGGTGAGGATAGTGACGTTACCGAACTGACCGAGAATGTCATTGGACGGCCGCAGAGAGTCCATCAGCACCGTTCCTTCCAACGGGAACTTAGCGATATCATCACCGATGACGGAGAACTCCTTGGCTGCGTCGAGCTGCACCTTGAACAGGTCGATGACCACAGGGACACCATTATTCGACATATTCATGCCGAGGAAACGGAACCACATGTCCTGAGCAGGTGCATTGAACATGGCGACTTCAGAACTCACAGCGGGAGTGTAGTCAGCAGTAAGTGGACCAGTCCAGGGGGCTCCAGTAGTGATGTCCAGGATTTCGATCATGCCTTCCTTGGCATAGAGCTTGTAGTTCGTATTCGCCACGAGGGTCTTAGGCGAACCGGTGCTGTCCTTGATGGTAACAGCCGACAGGTTACGACGAGGAAGACGGAAGAACTGCCCAACGGCAAGGGTGGTAGACCCGAGGATGGGCTGATTCGTCACAGGCGTGGTGCCAGTAAGATCTGCAGCCACACCATTGAACAGGAAGGCCAGGTTTTCCTTGTTCCACTCTTCAAGAACGCAACTGAAGGCGGCCTTCTTCTCAGTGATGACCTGAACATCGGTCAGCATGTTGCCAGACCAAGATTCTTTGTGTTCCAACTTCGTGGTGGAGAACGAGACCTTCATTTCCGGGCAGTTACCCACCCAGCGAAGACTCAGAGGGTTGCTGGTGCTGCCGTCACGCAGACCCGCGAGAAGTTTTCCCTGACCTCGAAAATATGGCATGGTAGCCTCCTAAATGGTGAGTTTCGTGGTGAATCCGAGTGGGTAGCAGGCGAATCCTGCAAGATAGATTGGTTCTGATGCTTCAAATCGATGGAGTGATTCAAATCCGTCTGCTGGTACAAAGCCTTGAAGAGCTCGTAGAATCTTGCAGATAATAGGACCGGCTTCAGCTCGCAGTTTCTCTCCTGTTTTCTGAGCTTGAGCATTCTTAACAGCTAGAACTATTATCCAAATCTGTTCAAATACTTGGGATTGACCATCTGAACTACACTTTCCGAGAATTGATCCACCATAGATCACGTGTATCGCAGGCGTTATCTGTTGTTCAGAAGTTACTTGACTGATATCATTTGGTGTGAACACATGACCGTTAACCTCAGGAACCTCCACAAGAAGGCGATTGACGATTCCAAATTCGGAGGCAAAATAGTCATCAATCACTGAGGTATACCTGTTCCGCTAAAACAAATCACGATGTACGTTCTAACAATCTTTCTGATCATATCACGATCCTTCGTCGTGATACCCATGAACTTACGTTCCGGAAGTAAGACACTCTTTACCGATTTCCATCCAGAAGAAGTTTTGAATTTCAAGTAAGGTTGATTTTTTGCCTTAATTTTGTATCCAAACTGATGTGGTCTGCCATATTTGCTACTGCTAAAAACCAGAACTCCATCTTTCGATGTTCGATAATGGAAACTTGTTGCCAATTTCCCAGATCGTACCATCGTTCGTGTTGAACGCTTAAAATCCACCAAATTATCAATTACCTGTTTAACAGAAGCTCTTCCCCAGAGCTTTTTGTTATACCGCACTTCTCCAGACTCCGGCCACTTTTTACCGTCTGGATCCTTTCCTTCGTAAAATCTTTCCATTGTTGACTCAACTAGACGTTTTCCAATTGCCGCCCACATAGGCCTTGGATCGTCGATGAGTCTAATTAAGGCACGGTAATTATTCAAGTAAAGTCCAGCAGGACTTGCTTGAATAGAGACGTTGACCGCGTGGGTCATGCTAGATTCATCTTATCAAAGACATCATCAGTAAAAACCTGATTACGTGAATTCACAACAATAGATTCATTGATCAGTGGATCTCCAGTAGTTGGCAATCCCAGGGTTGCCACCCCCTTGGCGATATCACGGAGCCATCTGATTGAATCGTCATATCGGATTTTGACTTCTTCCGTCGCTCTGTGAGCATAAAGTCTGAAACGAGCAATATTACAGCTCGTAACAATCAACATTCTCGTTGTCGAGGAAAGAGGCAGGGTGTAGACAGCTGAGATGTAACTATCAATTTCGCCGTCAGCTGAAGCTAACGCCATCTCCAGGGTGGTGTCATCGATTTCACCAAGGCTCTCTCTGTCGGTAAGCTGGAGAACTTCCGGCTCACCGAACAGAGAGATCATATCAGCCTTGGTTGCGTAAGGCACGCATTACCCCGTGTAGATGTCCACGATCAGTTCAGGCCGCAGGCAGAACGGAAGGACGTTGGACTGGATGTGGAGGTCCAGGCCACGATCGAACTTCTGCACTTCAGACTTCGCGTAGTACTGCTGACCGATGGTATTGACGGTCTCGACGAAGTCGGCAGGAGCCGCCCAGGTGACGAAGGTGTTCGTGGTGCCGAGAGGGATGATATTCCCATGCTTGGCGGCGAGCAAAGGCGTGGCAGAACCTGCAGGGGTGGTCACGGTCGCGCGATATTCCTCGAACGTGATGCCACCATAGGTGAACCCGGACCTCTGATCTTCGGTGAGGTTTCTCTGAGCAGCAGACCAGCCAGAATACGCAGCCTTTACAGTCGGATGCGTAGTGAGGGCGTCGTAGAATCCCTCAGAGACGAGAGCGAGGAGACCAGTGATCCGTTCACCCTTGAGGTTGTCTTCATAGTAGCGTTTGACCTGCAGGCACTTCAGAAGAACTTCCGTGGTGCTCGTGTCCAGATCGAAGTCAATCGACTGCAGAGACACACCAAACTCAGTGAGTTCGTTGTAGATGACCGTCGAGGCATCAGCATCATAGATGATGCCCTTGAGGGCACCAAAACGCCGATATTCGAGAGTCTGGTCGAGCTTGTCCCGCATCTCCTGAAGCTTGTCATTGACTCGCGCTTCCACAGTTTCGAGCTCATTTTCAGAACCGAACTTGCGAACACCGACGACATCCGCAGCCTGCACGGAATCCTCGAAGGGCATATGCGGAATCATAAAAGATTTCATGGTGCGCTTGCCCGACTTGTTCTGAGCAGCCGTACCGCCCCAAGGAGCAGTAGGAACGAGAGTGAGGACACCTTCCTTCGATTCAACGGCAACCTGTCGCGTTGCGACGCCCTTGATCGGGAAGAGACCGAGCTGTTCCAGGCGACCATACCTGTTGGGCAGCTTGTTGATGGCGTTGGTCAGGGTGATAAGGTCGAACCCCGTGCCAGTGAATGGGTTAACGAGCATCGAAGTTCTCCTTACACGTAGGAGGTGGCAGGAACCACCAGAATGTTGGAAAGGGCTTTCAACTGGGCGACAGCCACGGCCTTCTTGGGGGCAGAATCATACGAAGAATCGTAGATGAGATCCCCGGGGACGAGAATCGCGAATCGGCGAAGAATCGCAAGAATCTTCCCAGTCGTGATGGCGGTGTCATTCAGCAGAATGGCACAAGCCTCACCGGTACCATCCACGGCTCCGTAGGACGCCGGCAGATACTTACCGTCACCGGTGACTGCGATTTCGATCACGGCACCGAGACCCCAGTCAGCCGCACCGTCTGCGAGGGTGCCATTGATGTGGTCAGAGACGTAGGCGACAGCAACAGTCAGGTTGGGCAGGTAACCCCCATCAGGTGCGAGAACACTGAACGTACCAGCGTTGGTCGCCGTGGCGATGCAGGTCAGCTTGTAGATACCAGGCATGGCAGAAGCGCCAAGAGTCCACGTACCGAGGGCCCCGTCACCAGTGCCGGACTTCTTGGTGGGCGTGACCGTGCTCTTGGTCCTCTGCGCGAGGATAGCCCCGATCTTGAGAGCAGCAGCAGCGACGACAGTGACGTTTTCGCGGCTGAACTCGTGGTGCAGCTCCCAGCGAAGGATGTCACCCTGCCGGGCGGATTCAGAAAGAGTTGGCATTTAGAACCTCCTAAGGGTTTGCAAAGTGACTAATTAATTATAGCCTTCCTTTGCGAGTTTTTGAACAAACAATACGTTATTTTACTTCCGACCTTTCGCGAATTCACTTGCTCGGCGTTCAGCGTCAAGTTCCAGATTGGACTTCTTTCGCCCCTGAGGTTCCGGAGGCGTGATGGCCTGTTCGGAGAAAAGATCTTCAGGCAGAGTTCTCTTCGCAACCTGATCAAGTCCAGCTGTGACAAGGCTAAAAGTCTTGTCATCCATGGCGATGTAGGGCGCCATATTGTCATCAGTAGGGTCGATCTTCATCTTGGTGAACATCTGCTCAATCTTGGCTACACGTTCAGTCCTCGCTGCTTCAAGTTCCTTGTTCTTGAACCCCTCGAGTTCAGACATGAGCTGCGTGATTTTTTCGTTCGCAAGGTTAAGATCCTCTAGAGCCTTGTCGAAGGTG